TGTTGTCGGTGGGATGCGTGACGTAGTTGCGTAGTGCCATCTCAGATCTTCCTGCAGGTGCAGCTGTACGTCGCTGCCGCCGGATCGCGGTCGATCGCCTCGATGTTGTAGGTGTCGCCCTCGATCGTGATCTTGTCTGCGGTGGCTGGAGCGGTCGCTCCTCCGTTGATCGTGTCGCCGATCAGGATGATGAGCTTGGTGCCGTCGTCGACCAGCGTGCCGTTGACGTCCCGCACCTGCTGGCTGTCGATGAACCCCTTGCAGGCGTGCGTGGCCTCCGTTGGACGGCGTCCCGCCGTCAGGCTCCCAGCTAGGCGTGTGGTGTTCGTGACGACCGTCAGCGTGGCGTCCAGGACTCCAGTGCCGACGTTGTCCTTGATCAGCTTGCTGATGTTGACTCCGAAGAGGGGATTGCCCATCACGCCTCCTTCTGGGCTACAGCCCACGCGGGACGACCGTCTTCCATCTGAACCGCGAAGACCTCGTACTGGTCGGTGACCTCGGTGCCCTCGTCATCGCCCTCGACCAAGAAGACCTTGAAGCGGTCCTGCCCTTCGTCCTCGTACAGCGAGACTACCAACATCAGGAGTATCCTTGCGATCGGGTGAAGTCGTCGCAGTCGAACGCGGAGCTGCCATCGTCTCCGGAACCGCTCGGCGCGATGATGGAAGTGCTGCCATCGAGGAAGCACCGGACGTAGTCGTGGGCCGTGACGGGAAGCCGGGTGTCCCCAGCCTGTCCGGTCGTGGCCGAGAAGAACTCGACCTCGGCTGAGCCAGCCTTGGCTCGCTTGACGTTGCTGCCCTCGCCGGGTCCGTCCACGATCGTGGGGTCGACGACGATGTTGCCGGCGAGCCAGAAGGTGGCAGTGGCGATGGCGTCCGGGGTCGTGCCATCCGCGACGTCCTCGCCGGTGCAGGCGTTCGACGCTCCGTCCCGAGGCCAGTCGCGGTCCTGCGAGGAGACGGTCTTCGTGCCAGGCCACGTGGAGGCGCGATCGATCCAGTCGCTGGCTGCGACCAAGGCTCGGTTCTGGTCGTCCGTGCTGGCAGCTGCCCACGCGGTAGCGGCCGCACCCAGCCGGCCGTTCCAGAAGCTGGTGGCGTCAGCGTTCGGGTCGGCGGTGAGCGCGTAGACGCTGAACGTGTCAGTGCCGATCGTGACGGTGGAGATGACGGCCATCAGACTTCCTCTTCCTCTTCGACTTCGGGCAGCTCGTCGGATCCTTCCGGCATCCCCGGCTCAGGCATCGGGAGCATGGCGTCCTCGTCCTGCTCCTCCTGCTCGCTCAGGCCGAGGAGGTCGCGGACCTCGTTGATCGCCGGGTCGTTCGTCGGCAGCGGAGCACCAGCAGCGGCCATGTCCTTCAGAGCCGTGGTGATGTCGCCGATGTCGCGGTACTGGGCCTGGCTGGTCTGGAAGGTGGGCTTCAGTCGCTTGTCCCAACCGTTCAGCTCGAACAGCGGATCGAGGAAGTCCTTCTCGTAGGTCTCCCGGATCTCGCGAAGGGTAGCGTCCACGAGGAGTCCGAACGACTGGGTCTTGTCGCGGGACAGAGCAAAGCTGCCGGCGGAGTCGCTGCCCAGCAGCAGCTGCTCTACGCCCAGGACCCGCGCCATCTCTCGGTTGAGCCGTTCGATTGCTGCGGCGATCTCGGTGTGCGGGCCACCACTCCCCTGCAGCAGCTCGATGTCCCACTGCTTGGCGATCGAGGGAGTCTGCTGCTCGCCGGTCCCGCGGTACGGTGCGCTGTCCAGGAAGAGCGCCGTGTCCTTGCCCTTCAGCGCGTTGCTGATCCACGTCTCCAGGGGAGCGCGGAGCGCCAGCGCCTGGGCCTGAGTCAGGTCGCCCTTGGACACCAGCTTCTGGATCTCGGTCAGAGGCCCACGGGCGATGGGCGTCCCGCGCAGGTCGCGCTCGAATCCCCATCCCTCGAGGATCTCGTATCGCTCGAGCTTCTTGGCCGACTTGATGATGTGACGGAACAGGCCGACGCCTTCCGGGTTGTCGTCGAGCGTGTCGTCAACGATGTAGATCAGCTTGCCCCTGGGGAGGTAGATGTCGAGCTGGGTCTGCGGACTGACCTGCACCACACCGAGGACGGTGCCGCTCGGGTCGGTGTCCCACCGCTCGATGGTCCGCTGAGGGCGAGGCTCGATGTCCCGGTAGACGAGGCGGGCACCGTCGAAGTCCTCCCACTCCTCAGGCTCGCGCATCGTCCACTCCTGGATGCTGAACCCGTAGAAGCGGGACATGGCGGAGCGACGCACGACCCGGTGCCAGGGAGTCGTCATCCCGTGCATGATCTTCTCGATCAGCTCGGCCATCTTCTCGGCCTCCCCCGAGTCGTCCGGAGGCTGGACGTTCCACTTGGCCTTCGCCACGAGGTTCACGAAGTAGCGGACACCGGCAGCGACGATGGCCGTGTTGGCCAGCATGTCGCTGAAGCTGACGTACTTCTCCGCGCCGGAGAGCCGTGCGTCCTTCTCATGACTGACGAGGTAACCGGAGTAGACCGCGAAGCCGGGTGCTCCTACGGTCTCGTTGGGAACGATCTCCTCTTCGGTGTCAACCCCGAGGAGTGCTCTGCCGTCGAATTCGCTCATGTTACTGCGATCCCAGGGATGATGGCCACTGAGTGACCGCTATTGGCGATGATCCAGTGGTGCGCTCGGCTGAGCGCGTCCACCTGGTCGAGGAAGTTGCCGTTCGGGAACAGGCTGGCCTCGGCAAGAAACGCGTCGTTCCAGGGAGCCCGGACCATGGCAAGGTTGCCCGCCTCGGACTGTGCGCTGATGGGCCTCGCCCGATCGGCCTTGTCGCCCGACTCGAGGGAGAAGTGGACGTCGTGCCCGTCGAGGATGGCAGCGAGCCGGCACTTCTGAGCCTTGCCCGCCTGGCCTGGGTCCTGCGGCAGCGACTGAGGGCAGCGGTCCTGATCGGCGTCCCTGCGGATCGACTCCTCCACCTCGAACGCCGAGCCGCGGAAACGGTCCACGTCCAGGATGACGTACTGCCCCTCGCGGGTCCGCCCCAGCTTCAGGCCCACCGTGTAGGCACCGCCGTCCTTGGTCGCGGCGAGGTCCCAGCCACGGCATACGACGTCGCACTCGGGAGCCCGATCCAGGATCGCGATGTCCTTGCGCCGGAACATCCCACCGCCACGAGGCACGGGACGCTGCTGCAGCTGAGCCGCCTCAGCGTAGCTGCCGCCCTCGGCACGGAACTGGATCTTCAGGTCCTCTACGCTCTGGCGATCGTAGCGTTCGGGCCACAGCAGCTCGCCGTCCTCGGTCCTCGGGTCCTGGGGATACATCACCTCGCCGTTGGGGTCGGGCACCCACCTGGCGATCGGCTCCCCGTCCTCGAGCACCCGCCGCATCCGCCGGGGAGTGCCGAAGGGACTGGGGACAGGCGTGTAGGCTCGGAACTCAGGCTCGAACTCCATCGGCAGGATCAGGTGAACCCAGCCTTGCTCCCACAGCTTGTTGATCACGATGCCGCTGGTGTCCTGCTGGTGCAGGCGCTGCATGATGATCACCATGACCGGGTTCTTCGGGTCGTCGAACCGGGTCGGCACTGTCTCGGTGAACCAGAACGAGGCCGTCGCACGCTCTGCGTCTGACTCGGCGCTGCCTGGCGTGAGCGGGTCGTCGATGATGAAGCGATGACCTCGCCGGCCGGTCAGCTTCGAGCCCACCGAGCCAGCGTAGCGGACTCCCTGGTGGGTGTTGGCGAACTCCTGCTTGCCGTCCTTGGATCGCTTGAACTCGATGGGCCAGTTGCTCGCGAACCACTCCGACTTGATCACGTCCCGGCAGTAGTCCATGTCGCGGATCGGCAGCTCCTTGTTGTGCGCCGTCGAGATGAACTTGTGGTAGGCCAGGCCCTTCGGTCCCCACTCCCACGCCGGCCAGAACACGTTCACGAGCATCGACTTCGTGCAGCCAGGCGGGATGTTGATCAGGAGTCGGTTGATCTTGCCGGCGGTCACGGCCTCCAGGTGGCGGCACATCGTCTGGATCGCCCAACCGCCCTCGAACGGCGTTCCGGGATGGATCGTGTGCCAGGCGCACCGGATGAACTCGTAGAGGCTCTCCTCGCACCGGATCCGCTCCAGCTCGCGAAGAGCTGCCTGCGGATTCTTCAGTGCTTCGGAGATGAGCTTGTTCACGGCTTCCTTACGCGGTCCGCCGGGTAGCCGCGCCGGATGGCGTCAAGGACGTGATCGGCGCAGCAGTAGATGCCCTCGAGGCAGCGTTGGCGTATGTGTTTCGCCTGACCGAAAGGCACAGCCGTCGTGGCGCGCACCGCGTAACCGCACTCAGGACACACCGGACGCGGCTCATCAATCCTCGCTCGCCTCTTCGCCATCATCGAATTCCCGTTCCAGGATCTGTCGGAGCTGGTCGCGCGACTCGCGTGACAGCTTGTCGAGGCCGAGGGATCCACTGACGCGGGTCGTCTGGTCGATCTTGACGGAGTCGCCGTGCTGCTCGGGGTCCTTCTTCTTCAGGAGATGCAGGAGGAGGGCATCCGAGAACTTGCGGATCGCGTAGGTCATGCCACCCGCGCCCATCCGGTCCTCGTCCCATCCCTCCACGGCTCGACGCAGTGCCTCCTTCTCGAGGTGCGCGACGTACTGAGCCTTGGCATGATCCATGGCCGTGCGGAACTCAGGCTTGTCCCGCAGGTAGACCTCGATCGTCGTGAGGGACACACCAGCAGCGTCGGCAGCCACGACTCGGTTGCCTGTCTGCTGCATGGCACGGACCGCAGCGGCCTGTGCCTGGTCGTTGAACTTGATCGGTCCCTTGGGTCCTGGCTTCTTCTTCTGTCCTGCCATGGGGTGTATGGACCACGACGATCCAGTGACAACTCTATCGTCCCTTCAACGTGTAAGCAAGCCCAGAGTTTCCGGAATTCCCCATGGCAAGGAGAATTGCGCCTCCTGGTCCTAAGTCCTGCTCTGACAGGGACCTGAACGGATGCCCAACGGATCGAAGAGATGCGAAGAGATGCCGATCCGCCCTAAGTGCCCACCGAGGCAGGACATAGCCTCAATCGAAGAGATGAAGACATGTGGAAAATTCGCCACGGCGTTACTCCTGGGCGTGCGCGCCTAAAAGGAATAGAAGATCATCTCCGCTTCTCTTCGCGACCGTCGCAAGTCCTGCTGCCTCGGTGGGCTAACCACCAAGAGATGGCACAATCCTATCTCTTCATCGAAGAGATGCATCTCTTCGACTGAGGCGCAACACAGCTTCGCTTCCTGTTACAGCGACCAGCGACGCCCAATCGGGAAGA